GGTGCTCCGAAGGGGGCGTCACCGTCTCCGCGAAGGCGGGTGTCCCTGGTGCGCCGCCCCCGCGGTAGACGAACCCCACCCCGCTCTGATTGACGATCTTCTGCTGCTCCGCCTGCTTGGCTGCGTCGGTGAGAATCTTGTTGTAATTGGCATTCTCCGCTGGGGTGTTCCCCGCCGTCGGGTTCGGGTTCGTCGCCATCTACTTCCCCTTCAACGCGGAGGTGAGCGGTTGCAGCGGGAGTCCACCGAGGGCCGCGGCGGAAGACAGGATGCCGAAGCCGATCTGTGACGCCTGCGCCTGGTTGGAGGCAGCGTTCTGTGCGAGAGCGGTCGGATCGAACTGGACACCGATCTGCGAGAGCCCCGACTGGTACTGCGCCTGCGCCTGCTCGACGGAGATGCCAGCGTTCTTCGCAGCGTTCGCGATGGCTTGCTGCTGCTGGGTGTAACCCGCCTCTTCGGACTTTTGCCCATACCCGGCGATCTGCGCTTGCAGGACGTTCTCCGACTGCGTGAGCCCGAGCCCGGTCAAGGTGTTCTTGAGTGCTTCGGAGTTGACCCCGTACTGCTCCTTGATCCCTGCCTGCGCCTGCTGGTTGCCGAACGTGTTCGAGGCCCCCGCCGCGGCGGCTGCACCGGCCTGCGTGCGCAGCGCCCCCGGCTCGTTGTATGCCAACTCTGCGAGCTGGTTCTGCGTGTTCGCCTGCGACAGCGCCGTCTGCTGCTCCGTGATGCCCTGATTCGGGTTCGCCAGCCCTGCTCCGGTGATCTGACCCTGCAAACCGTACTGAGCGAGTTCCGCCGCCTGCTGCTTGGACAGCGCGGCTCCCTGCTGCTGCGACCCGAGTTCGGTCAGGAGCGCCTGCTTGACCGCCTCATCCTTCGTGAGACCGAGTGCGGCACGCTGGGACTGCGCGCCCGCAGCAAGGGTGGCTGCCTGCGTTTGATCGACGGTCGAGGCCGCTTGGAGTTGCGCGAGGGCTGGTTCCTCCGCAGCGGTCAGACCTTGTATGATCGCCGCTTCGTCGGTGTTCTTTTGTGTGGGAGTCGGCGGAGTGTAAGCCGTTCCGATGGTCATTTACCAACCGCCATTGTCGGCGTACGTGTACGTGGGCCAGTTGGCGATGCCCGAGGTTATGACGTTCCCGAGGTCGGTCATGTTCCGGGTCTTGTCGATCATCTTCCCGATGTTCCCCTCGTAGAGCGCGAACGCCTCCTGCCAGGTGGAGTCCTTCGCCGCTCGGAGCGCCTTGTAGACAGCGTAGTCGTACACGATGTCCTCCCACCCGGAGAGACAGTCGATGAAGTTCGTGGAGTACGTCTGAGCGACCGCCTGGCGGTAGTAGTAGACCCGCAGGTCACCCGCCGCCCCCGGCGAGGGGTAGAGCATCAAGAAGTAGCCGGTGTTGTTCCCGCGGATCGTGAAGTACTGCGGCCACGCGGCCGGGAGGTGGTGGAGAATCCCCCAAATCTCGTCCATGTTGTTGATCGCCCGGAACTCCAACGCATAGGTCTGGTCGCTGTTCGTCGGGGAGAACTCGGCACGGTGCGCAGAGAGAAAGTCCGCAGGGAAGGCGTAGTTCTGCACGTTGACGGAGATGGCGATGTCCGCCTCCTGCCACAGCGTCTCCGCACGACGGGCCACGTCCTCGCAGCCCTGATTGATCCACGAGGTCAACTGGTCGTTCGTCCAGAAGGCGGGGCTCACCTCATCGAGGAGTGCCCGGACCTCTGTGACCGCTTGGATCATCGTGACGGACATGGCCGTATTCTACCTAGAACCCTATGGCGGTGTAGCTAATCGGGATCACGGACGGAACGTAGGAGTCCCCGTAGTACAGGGAGAACCGGATGATCGCCGTCTTGTTCGTGACCGCTCCGAAGGCCGCCGCGACGAGCTGGTTCGCTGCGTAGACCTGGTTGACCTGTCCGAAGACGAACTGGAAGGACAGCACCCCGTTCGGAAAGGAGTTGGGGAAGGTGACCGTCAGGTAGTACTCGTAGTCCGTGACCGGCGAGAACTTCGTCGGGACCAACTTCGGGGAGCCCGTCTGCATGATGTAGGCGTTCGATGGTGCCTTCGGGATCGGCAGCGTCCCGTACAGCGGTTCCTCGGCCCCGTAGATGCGCGGGGAGACCGTCTGACCCCACTGTTGGATCGCCTGGTGCGCCTGTGGCGGGGGCTGCTCCGCCCCGATGATGAGCGACGGAAGAGGGTTCTGGTTTCCCATTAGGTCGCGTTTACCGGCTGGGCCTGCTCGGAGTAACCGACGGCGATGGAATAGAGGATCGGTGCAGGCTGACCGGGCGTGGTGGCCTCCGAGGTGACGTTCACGATCACGTCGGTCACGTTCTTGATGACCGACCTCATCCGGAGGACGACCGGCTGAGCCTGCGAGGTGAAGGTCAGCGTGTCCGACGGCGAGGTCGTGGCGGACGAGGACGACCCCCCGAGGCCCGTCAGCGTCACCGTGATCGTCCCGACACCCTGCGCCCGGATGACGACCTCCTCGATGTCCATAGGCCGATTCTTGTAGATGTCCGGTGGCCTGACCGGGTAGGAGGTCCAGGTGTAGGTCGAAGCAGGCACGAGACGCGAGAAGATGTCGATGTTGTGCCCGGTCCCGGCATCTGAGGTCGGGATGCAGTTCTGCGCTGCGTAGAGGTAGTCCCCGTCCCACGAGACCCCGTACCAGGTGTAGCCCGCAAGTTCCCGGTAGGTGTCCGGGGAGGCGTGCGTCGTGAGCGGGAGCTGCCACCAGCCGCCTGAGGTCGTGTCCATGAGCCAGTTGTTCGATACGAGGAGCCACCCACCCCATGAACGGCAGTCAACGGCGGGTCCGTGGTTCAGCGCCGCTCCGTTCCAGCTCGGGAGAAACGAGGAGTCCTCCAAGGCGCTTGACAGTTTGACAGCCTGGTTCGTCCCGTTCCAGACCCAAATCCCCCGGTTCTTCGAGGCGTAGACGAGACCGATGGGGGTATCCGCCGTCCGACACATCTGCCCATAGGTGGAGGTCACACCCGGTAGACGGGTGACGGTCGGAGCGTTGAGGTCACCCTGAATGACGTAGGCACCACCCGAGTTCTTGACCAGGAACAACTCCGATGCGGAGATGGAGCCCCACGCGCCGTGACCGAAGGGGTGCTCCTGCACGAACACCTCGTCCTGCACCGAGGCGTAGGTGCTGCCCGACCCGTCCGGGTAGGGGACGAGTGGGAGGGTGTTGCCATTCGGCGGGTCCGGGTAGTCGAAGAACTCGTTGGCGTAGACGGCAAGGCCGTTGGGCCCCCATGCCTGGTCGATCTGCGTGGCATCCGGGGTGGCGTTCCCTCCCGGCGTGCGCAGGCAGACGACACGGTTCTGGTGGCAGATGACATCGAACAGCGCCCCGTCGAGCGGGTAGGAGGTGGCAACGTAGACACCCCCACCGGAGTCCCACGACAGAATCTCGTTGTCCGAAAACATCGCGTCATACGGTGCGGCGCTGGAGGGCGAGACACCACCGGGGTTCAGAATCGGCATCGGCGGGCTCGACGGATCGGGGTAGCAGTAGATCACCCCTTCGATCAGATATGGGTTCGACCAGTAGGCCATTGCCAGAGTCGGCGTGCCGTCGTACGAGGAGCCGGGGGGGAGTTCGGAGACCGTCGCGCTCTCCGCGTTCCAGCCGTTCATCCTCGTCGTATCGCCGGTCATGTTGCACCACAGCGACTTCGGCCACGCAAGGTTGAGATCATCGATGATGTAGGACGAGTTGAGCAGCGTGGTGCCCTGGANGGAGAGATCGATCAAGTACCAGTCGCTCAGATGCCCGGTCGTGTCGATGGTCAGGTAGCCGACAACGAGGGAGTCGATCAGTGGGTAGTCCCCACCGTTGTAGACGATGGGGCCGTTGATGAAGAACCCATTGATGATCGAGAACTCACCAGCGGGGGGTTCGGGGACCTGGATCGTCCCGACATAGCCCGGTAGCGGGGCGAGCCCCCCATTCGGAAGGGAGATGCACCCGACCGCTGACTGCGCCTGTCCGAGAATGGTGCCGGGAACCGGGTTGGCCGATCCTGAGAAGGTGTCCCCCGCCGCCGTGTTGGCGAAGTCGGAGTTGGTAATCATCCCCGCGGAGAAGTCGCTGATCTCCAACCACCGGAGGCCATCTTGTGCTGTCGATTGACCCTGCGAGGGCATAGGACCCTTCTTACTCGGTGATGCCCTCGCGCAGCTTCAACTGAGCATCCATGGCTGCCTCCATGCGGTCCAGACGGTCACGCAGCTCCTCGTTCTCCGACTGCACGCGGTCGATCATACGCCGCGTGTCATGCGTGATGTTGTTCTGCGCGACATCGCTGACAGCGAGAGGGAGCATGTCGGGGATCGTCACCGGGAAGATGACCTGATCCCCTTGGAGAGTGTAGACCTTCACCTTCGGGGCAGCCTCCACGAGGTCGTCGATGGACTCCTTCTGGATGCCGTACAGCGCCATCAGGCGGGTCAGCTCATCGTAACGAGTCATCACCTGCCCACGGTTGCCGTCACCGTCGTCGTACCGGACCATGGAGTTCTCCATCGAGCGCGGGTCCCCGAGGGCGTTCACCAACGCCTCGAAGATCACGAAGTCCTGCTTGCCGGGAGCAACGGTGTAGTTCCTACGCGCCCAACGGAAGGTGACCGGCACGTCACTCTCGTTGAGCACGTCGAGCATGTCCCCGTCCTTCAAGAAGGTCTTTGACTTCACGTTGCGACGGACTGTGCGGTCCTCCGGCTGTGAGACGTGAGACCTCTTCTGGACTTCCACCTTCACGTCGTCGTCAAAGACCGGCGTCTGGAGTGGTCCATTTGTAGCCATGATGCTCCTATCAGGATAGTGTCAGGTAAGGGATTGCAGCCTCGGCGGTGATGGAGGTCAGCGCAGAGGAGAAGTTCGTCGGCACCGTGGTCTGCCCGGTGGAAGAGAGACCACCGAGAATCGGAGCGATGCCGTTGGCACCTGCGATCCCCGTCTGCCCCTGGAACACCGGGGCGTTGGAAGTCGCAAGCATGAAGCCGAGGTAGTACCAACCCGCGTAGGCCGTGGTGAAGGTCGTCGCCGTCCCCGCCTTGACCGTGTGGATCGGGTACGTCACCGGCGTCGATGCCGTGATCGCCGTCGAGGTCGCGTCCGCCGAGTAGGCGAGCGGAATGCGGGCGGAGTCGGTCAGCACCATCCACTGATGGCTCGGTCCGGCGTCACCTGTCGTTCCGGGGTGGAAGATCATGTTGGTGACGACGAGGTTCTGCGGAAGCCAGATGGCAGCGAGGTAGATGTCCCCGGTTGTCACCGCACCCGTCGCGAGGTTCAGCGTACGCCGGTCAAGTGTCGCGGCGATGGTACTCGCCGGACCGTACTTGACCTCGGACGTGGTGGCGTTGTTGAGGTAGAGCTGGAGGTCGAGCGCCCTGAGCAGACCCCGGATCGTCGTCTCCCTGACTGCGGGAAGCGGCTGTCCGAGGTCGTACAGGATGTTCGCGTACAGCTCTTCCGTTGCCACCGGATTCGCAAACGGCTGCTTGCCGATGGGCTGTGTGGTTGGGAGTCCAGCCATGAATCAGTCTCCGATCAGAGCAGGTGGGCGTGAATCCAGACGAGGGCGGTCCCCGATCCGATGGTGACATTCTGGAGGATCGTCCCGACCGTCTTGCCGAGCGTGGCCGTTGCGGAGTCGGTCAGTGTCCCCGCCGTGGTCGATCCAAGCACTCCGAGGTGCCCGACGGTCGTGTTGTTGGCATCGAAGAGGGCCTGAACGCAACCCTCGGTCGCCACCATCACGAGTCCACCGACGACCGGCACGGAGCCGAGGGACGATCCACCGATGACGACACCCGCGGTCAGGAAGTCCGGGGTGGTCGTGGTGATGTCCACGTAGATAGGTGTGTACTGCCCGTCACCGGCAGGAGTGGTCCCCTGCGAGGTGCCGAGAAAGCGCACGATCTGGCCGAGGGCGGGGGTCGCGTTGGACGCCGGGTTCCAAACGTACCCCTCCCACCGGACGTTGTACTCGGGCTGCTCGTTCGACGTAGCAGCGACGTTTGAGCTGAAAGTCTCTGGCATGTTGGTCGCTCCTTACGCCGTCAGGGCCGTGAACTTGGCCTGCAACTGCGGGTTCGTGCAGATCAGGTTTCCGGCCCAGTAGATGAGGGACGTGATGACGAACTGGTTGGTCGGCTGCTGGAAATCTCCGACCTCGAAGTCGCCATTCTGGTTGATGCACAGCTCGTAGTAGTCCTCGTTCAGGAAGAACAGGACACCCTCGGTGCCAGTCGGGTTGATGTGCTCGTCCACGATCCACGGCTGGTTCCGATACCAACCGCCCGAGAAGCCACCCGAGGCGAAGGTCTGGTCCACGACAGAGGTCGGCTGCGTGTACTGGACCTGTGCCTGCAACAGGTTCTCATAGCGCGTGAGGTTCGCGCGAGTCGAGACGGTGATGGACGGGGCACGGGCACCCTTGGTCGCGAGGTCCCACAGCGAGTTCATCGCGGAGATGCCAAGCGTCGTGGTCGAAGAGTCCACCTGCGCCTTGAGGAACGGGTAGGACGACCGGGAGAGCCCAGCGTAGGACGAGGCGATGGTGCCGTTGTCCACGACCTCGTAGATGCCGTCGATGGCCTTGTAGTTCGATCCGTCGGACCAGACGCCGTAGGCCAGCTTGTCCCGCATGTCCATCTTTGCGAGTTCACACTGTTCCACGACGTAGTTCGCAACGGCGTACTCGGAATCGGCCCGGATCAGCGAACGCTGATCGAGCGTGACGTTGGAGTAGTACTCCTTCCAGCTCCATGCACCCGAAATCTCGGTGTCGGACGGCTCGACGTTCAAGACCTCAGGCCCATAGAACGCACCGCCTGTCGCCCAACCCTGGTAGATGAAGCGGGACTCGATCTGGAATCCGCCTCGACGGGTCACACGGTTCTTCTGGAAGAGCCTCCAGGTGAACGGGGAGCCGAGGTAGAAGACATCAGTGGCCTCCTCGCGGATCACGCGCCGCGAGATGGACGTAATGGTGTCAACACCTATCGGCGTTGGTGTAGCTGCCATGTTCTCCTACCTCAGTAGTTTGAGTTCTTGGCACGGGCGAGTTGCCCGGCCATGTCCTGTACCAACCGCTGCCGACTCTCCGGGGTCAATCGTCCATCCGAGCGCGTCTCCAACGCCTGAGCCTGCGGGCGTGGGGGTGCAACCGGGCTTGCTGCTGCGGAGAGCGCGTTCAGCTTGCGCTTCCGATTCTCGCTTTCAGCGGTCGGACCAGGCAGAGGTGGCTCAGCCACTCCGGTCGCCTTCTCGCGAAACTGAGGGTTCGACCACAGCGTCATCTCCAACGCCTCGGTGAACGCACCTTGAAGATTCCCGTTGAATCGGGTGGTCTGTGCCAGGACTCCCGGCAGACCACTCTCACCGGCCGTACGCGTAATCGCAGCGAAGTCCTCTTCGTTGAGAACCCCCGCGTACTGTGACTTGAAGCTCTGCACCGCGACGAGCGCGGCTTGCTGGGCACGCTCCTGCTCGTTCAGCGCCGTCTGCTGGTGGACGGTCGCACCGATAGCGTCCACCTTGCGGCGGAGTTCTTGGTTCTCGTACCAGAGACGAGCTTCGGGACTGTCGGGGTAGATGTCCTCGGGGAGCGTCGGGGCGACGGCTGCGGCCTCTTCGGCGGGGGAGAGCGCCTGGAAGACACGCGCAGCAACAGCGGGGTCTTCGATGGCCTGCTCTAGCGCCAGCAGCCGAGCGCCACGCGCAGACGTGGACGGCTCCGCCTGACTCGTTACCGTTGTCGTGGGTGACGGCTCGGCCACCGGCTCACCGACTATACCCTCTGCTTCGGGGTCGAGTTCGTCTTCGGTGTTCCCCATCTCACCAGCCCGCGTGAGCAGCGGCTTGTCGGGGATGGTCTCTTCGGGGGTCTCACCATTCGCAGCAGCACGCGCCGCGAAGAACGCGTCGATACCGAAACCCTCCAAGGGGTCCGCGCCCTCGTCGGGCTCGGTGACCACTTCGTCGGGCTTCTTGTTGTAGAGCTGCGCGATTGAGACCATGATGTGTTACCCCTCGTCCAAGTCAGGTTCCCCGCCGCCGCCCTGTTGGGCCATCACGCGGCGAAGGTCATCGGCGGAGATACCCGTCGATGAGGTGGAAGATGGTGCTCCCGGTCCTGCGGTCGGAGGAGACGGAGGACGGCCCTGGAGCTGCCCGAGGTTCGTCCCTCCACCAGCCGGAGGCGCGCCCGGTGAGGGCTGTCCCCCCGGTGCTCCGCCCGGAGCCGGGCTCTTGCCGATGTGGATTTGACCCACCACCGCCTGCAACATGGACTGCAAGAAGGGCAGGTGGGGTCCCGCGTCGGCAGCGGTCATCGTGGCAGTAATCGCCTGCACGATGCCGTTCGCCCCCTCCTCGAATGAGGCAGGGGCTCCTACGCCCTTGGGACCGGCCATGTGTTACAGGCCCGAGCCCAAGTTGGGGTTGTCGCGCACCTCAGGGATCGCGCCGGTCGCGTTCGGGTCCTCGCCCCATGCCGCGGTCTCGGTCTGACCCATGCGCATGATGTTCGCCTTGCCCTTGGGCTGTGCGCCGTAGTTGGCCCGCACCTGGTTCTGGTCCGCCATCTCGGCCTCCTTTGTCAGCGTCAGAATAACACGCGTGTAGTTCCCGCGTGTCCCAAGAATAGAAGAAGCCCCCGACGGGCGGGGGCCACTCCATTNAATTGTTGATCCCCCAGTAGGTCAGTCTCCCTAGAGGGGGCGGATGCTAGCGGCCCTTCCGGCCGTGCTTCCGTCCACCGCGGTGTCCCTTGCGCATTTGAGCAGTCACCTCCTTCCACGTCGGCCACGGCGCTTACCCCTGCGGGAGCGTCGGGCGTTGGAGAGCGATGCGGCTACCGCTTGCTTCTGCGGGTAGCCGGAGTGGACCATCTCGGAAATGTTCCGCGAGATCGTCTTTTTGGACGACCCGCGCTCCAGAGGCACTTCTAGTCCCGCCTAGCGGTCCCACGGTCCGGCGTCGAAATCGCCGTCCGCGTCGTTGGTGTTGTACGGGTCGTTGCCACCGATGCGCCCGTGAGACCCGACGATGAACCCGTCCGGCTCCTGGAAGGCGTTGCGTCCGGGGCGTCCCGCGTTACCGGGAATCTCACCGGCACGCGCGCCACGCTCCGACGGGAGGACCGTCCCGCGGTTGGAGGTGGACATCTCNTGGTAGCTCGGTGCCTTGTTCACGGCTTCCTTCATGGCGTCAGTGTACCCCCNTTACGCTCAGCCTGCACTCACAGTGAGGACTCCGGCGTTGTTCCATACCTGCCCGACAAAGGTAGGGTCCGAACCTGGAAGGTTCGGCAAGAACAAACCGCCCGCCCCGATAGCAAGCGTCGGCGTGCCACCGGATGTCCCCCACCAACTCAATCCTGCTGCACCGCTCGGACTCGCAAACGCGTTCAGCCCCACGATGTCGTAGATGACCGTACCTTCGATGAACAACAGCGCTGGGAACGAGTACCCGTCCCCTACCGGGTTCCCGTAGACATCTTCGAGCCCAGTGACGAGTCCAGGTCCAGTCGTGATCTGGCCGCCGACGGTAACGATGCCCGTGCCGTTCCAACTTGCCGGGACTCCCCAACAGGGAACGTCGAACGGTCCGACAGCGTTGTAGGTCAACGCGAGCGTCCGCCCCACTTGGAGGCTCGGAATGGGCAATGACCCGAGCCGCACCCACACGAGTGTCGGCGTGGTGATCGTCAACGTCTCGCAGATGACCGCTACCGTGGCGGAGTCCGTCGCCGTGTTGCCCGAGTCCACGAGCAGGCCAGCCGTCGCATTGGACAGGTCCGCCGTGTCGCCATAGGTCGTGTCCGCGTCAAAGAGTGCCCGGACGAGTCCCTGAACGGCGACCATGACGAGTCCGCCCGCGGTGGGATTCGTCCCGAGCGAGGAGCCACCGATGACGATGCCCGCGTAGGTCGTCGCGTCCGCGAGGGTCGTCGGAGCGATATTCACATAGGCCGGGGTGTAGCTCCCATCGCCTGCCGGGACAACCGTCGTGTTCTCTATGATGACCGCGTTGCCGAGGACCGGAAGTGTCTCCGCTGCGGGGTCCAACAGGAACGTCTCGTGGCGCACGTCATAGGTCGGCTGCTGGTTGTCACCCGCCGCTGTGTTCGAGCTGAACGTCTCGGGCATGTCGGAATCCTATCACTGAGGGGTCGGTTTGGGGGACTGTATCCCGGCGTGGTGGGAGCGTCCCGCCTCCCCCTTGCCCTTCGCCGCCTTGCCCGCCGCGGCCTGCGCCTGAGCGAGTTCCAGTTCCATCTTCTGCTGCTCCTGCTTACGGGCGAGGACGGTGCGCCAGTTGGAGACCTGGAAGGACTGTAGGACGAACTGGTCGTCAACGACCCCCATCTGCTTGAGCTGGATCGCCTCTTGGATTCGTGCCGCACGGGAGGTCGGCTTCTGACTCCCGCCATTCACCGTCAGCCCGAAGCGGAGTGGGGAGAACTTGACCTCATTGTCGTACCCGGCGTGGGGCGCGAAGAAGTGCTGAGCGTTCAGACGGAGCGATGAGGTCTCGCCCTCCTCACCGACGATGGCTACGAATCGCGTGGTGTCGTAGTTGATGATGATGAGGTTCGCGCAGAGTTCCCCGGCCTTGCGGAGCGTGAGTTCCAGATTCCGAAGGGCGGAACGGATACGAACAAAGCCCGCCTCCTGACCAGCCTGCACCTGCTTGTCCGTTGCGCGTCCAGAAGGGACCTCGCCACGCTGGGTAGCAGACAACCCTGCAATTCGTTCAATTTCTTCACGCCAGAATCCGATCATCTGGAAGAGTGATGCGGGGAGGTCGGGGGGCTTGAGCCACTCCGGCCGGTTGTTCGCTGCGCCCTGCCCGGCGTTCACGTCGTAGATTTGGCCGGGCTGGTTCTTCCACGTCGAGCGGTCGAGCCCCGATCCCTTGGAGGCGATGAGCACCGGGTTGCCGGTGTAGGTGATGTTGTTCTGCGCCATCGCCAGNAGCGTGTTCATGGCCTGCTGACAGGGAGCGAGGTCGCGGAGGATCGGGCTCCCCCACAGCTCGCCGTTCTCCACATCGACGTAACGGACGTACGGGTGACGGTCGGTGTGGAACAGGTTCTCCGCGATCTCATCGATGAACACCGTTTGCCCGGAGTAGACGATGACCCGCCACTGGTCAGTGACGATCTTGACCGCCTCGTCCCCCTCGGTCGGGTCCGTCGGCTCGATCCACTCTTCGTAGTTCTCCCGCACCCAGCACTCGTAGACATTGATGCCACGCTGCTGCTGGGAGGTGTGCGTCCGAGCGTTTCCGGGGGCTCCCCACGTCGTCGCGCCCTGACCGGCATTGACCGGGATGAGCGCACCGTTCTTGAGGCGAGAGCTGATCTGATTCGGCGGGATATGGTCGGTGGAGGTGTCCGCTGCAACCGAGGCGTCACCGATCTCCGCAGGGGTCACGTCAGGGTAACGCCGCTGAATCTCCTCGGGCGTCATCGTGTGGACCTCGAAGATATACTGCGCGTCATCGAGCCCCTTAGCGAACGGGTCGATGTAGAGACACCACGGAGAGACGGACTTGAGCGCNACGTTCCCGAGGCCGCCGTCGAGCCCTGCGTCCCACACGGACTTCAAGAATCCCGCTCCGTAGATGGAGGCGTTCCAGAGCATCTCGATGATCTCCGCGTACCAGCCATCCGTTTTGTATACAGAGTTGAGCACCTGTTCGAGCTGCTCCCCGAGCACCTGCGCGGTCATCGCCCAAATCGAATACGGATCGCAGGCGGGNGTGATGTGGAAGTCGAGTTCCTGGTCGGTCATCCACGCGACACGGGCATCCACAGTTGCGAAGGTCTCATTGGCCCGAGTNCCCGGAGCCTGAGGAATCGCAGGCGCAGCACGGTTCATCGTGATGCGGTAGTTGCGCTTCCACTCGTCTACGAGCTGGGACTTCATCTCCTTGGCCTGGAGATACAGGTCCCCGAGGCGGAGGATGAGGGCGTGGTGGTCTTCGGTGGGGGGTGCCTCGATTTGACGGTACGTGCCGACGCTCACACCGAAACTGTAGCCCTCTCTTCCCTCCTTCGTTTACGAAACAGGGCGCGGCGCTTCTTTTCCCCCATCCCGGCGCGTATACCGAACTCTCCGAGGGTCCCCATCTGGTATGCCTCCTCCAGACACTCCGACGATACGACGCAGGAGGCGCAGATCGCCCTCGCCCGACGCTCCTTCGCGGCCTCCTCGGGACGAGGGTAGAACAGACGGGTCGGGTAGTGACGACATGCTGCGAACTCCCGCCAGTCGAAATCCATCACACCACTCCGCTGTCCCTCTTCACCTTCGCCGTCTGCTCCGCCACCTCGCGTCGCGCCTCTACGGACTCGCCGTGGAGTTCAGCCAGCGCCTCGGTGTCCCGAGCATCCACCATCTCCAGGATAACGTCACGACCCAATTTCTCTGCCTCCCGGTCCTGACCCTCACGAAGCAGCGAGCGGAACTGGGCGTCGGACTCGACGTAGGCACCGACCTGCGGGTCCCACCGTCCCTTGGAACGGGCACTCTTCGCGTCGATGTTCAGCTTCCAGACGCGCTTCGCGATGATGTCGGGATCGCTGAGACACGGAGCCGCGTCCTTCGCGTAGACGCGNAGCTCCTCGCCGTGACGCGGGCAATCGTANGCGTACAAAGGCATCTAGTACTCCTCCCACACTGAGGGATCATCTGAATAGAGCGACCGCTGTTGCAGACCGAAGCCCGCGGGAACGACGATGTTGCCGTAGCCCGCCATCGACGGGGATGTCACACCGGGGATGTACGTCGGCGCCGGAGCAGCCATCGTGGTGTAGTCGAGGTTGACCGATTCCGTCACGATGGTCATTATCGCGACCCCGAGAGAGATCACCGTGTCGTCGTGACCCGAACGACGCGATGGTCCGTAGGTGCCGTCGTCGTTGGCGACGTAACGCGTCATCTCGTAGTAGGTCGCCCGGTGATGGAGGATGAGGTTCTGGCGTTGGACGATCCCCTGCATCGTACCGAGCATCCACTTCTTCGTCTCATACGAGGAGTTCCATCCGAGCGCGCCCATGACGAGCTTCGCCCGGTCGGGCCGCTTGTCCACCCAGATGTACTGATACTCCGCTTCACGCCACACAGCCATGACGTTGCGCCCGCCACCCTGAATCTCCGTGTTCAAGATCGTCTCCGGGCCGTACCAGTAGGCGAGCGCCAGAGCGATCTCCCCGACGAACTCCGGCTTCGCGCTCCCGTGCCACACCGCGACCTGCTCCATCGAACCACGGTCGAGTACCTGGATACAGGCGGGGTCGCCGTC